AGATGGTTAGCCCCCTAGTCATTGAATATGTAGAAAAAGTCAGAAATTATGACTGGGTTGACATGGAATGGTATTGCCTTCCGTATCCCGCGGAAATCTGGGTTCTTGGGCGAAGAATTACTACTCTTCTTTGGAGTTACGACAGAATGGTTCAGGATAGATGGGTTCGGCCGATGCCAAAATGGGCAATCAACGCAGACGATTTTGGTTTGAATCACGCTGTTTCACTTCCAGACCAAACCGATTACTACACGATGCAGGGGAAAAAGGGCAATGTTGCGTTTCTTACTGGTGTTAGGGCGAGCGAATCAATGGTTAGATATAGGTCGCTTGTGCAAAAATTACACGAAAACTATATAGTGACGCCATATCAATTGAAGCGCGGGATACCGCTGAAATTCGCAAAAATAATATATGACTGGAACACAAATGATGTTTTTAAATACATCATTGAAGAACACAATGCTGAATATTGTAAATACTACGACCTTGCCTCCCTGACCGGAAGTAATACGCGTGTTGGAATTCCGCTTCACGCAACTGCAATAAGAAGGATTGGCGACGTAATAGCGACTGAACCAGAATTTTATGACAGATTGTTTGAGTGTTTTCCCTACATTGACGCTCAGAGAAATTTGTGGCCTGATTTTGATATGGAAAAATTAATTTTAAATTATACAAAAATGGGTTTTGATGGGGCATCGGAATTAATAGACAAGTATTTGATTGGCGATAGAAGAAAAAGAGAAGCAAAAGTTTTTGTTTCAAAATTTAGAAAAAAACACATTTCCGACCCGCGCGGTTATCCGCTAAGTTTGCTTATGCGAAATCTTTTACTGAATGAAATTGATGTCAATTCCCCGACTCCGGTTGGACCAAAAACTAGGGCGTATACAGTAAGAACGATAGAGGAAGGCGAAATAGCCAAATGATTCAAATAGAGGAAATTCCATTTTCTAAATTAGTTGTTCCGTCTTGGAAGGTTACGTATACGCTTAGACCGGAGTTGCTTTTAATTGCTGGGTCTTTAATAGAATTTGGCTTCATACAGCCAATACATGTCAGAAAATCGACAGGCGAAATTATTGACGGTTCGGAGCGTTTTTTATTGGCTCAATCAATCGACGAAATCGCCAAACGTTGCAATTTTAAAATTCCAGCCGTGATGCATGACCTTGACTTGATTGATTCAATGATGTTACACATACGACTTAACAGGGGTCATTCAAATATTGTTATAGAAAAACTCTCCAAATCGGTCAAGAGAATATATGATTCAGGTAATTACTCAATTTCTAATTTGAAAATGTATTTATCGATGGGGAACGAAGAGCTTGCAGTGCTTGTGGACGGGGACCTAATAAAGCAACGAAAAATAAAGGAACATAATTATTCAAAGGCATGGGTTCCAATAGAGGCTCCAGCAAATTCACCCAATTCGAAGGCTATGGAATTTGAATCCCCACCAAATGCCGATAGGTAAATTGCGTTTTCTGGTATTATCTAATCAATAGCATGGCTATGTAAAGATTTAATTTACTGGAGTAAATATGCCCCAAGTACGCTACGGCCCAGACATCACCGACGACGCCGCGCAAATGTTAAATGATATTTTGCAATTTAAAGACATGTCGAAAAGGGGCGGCAAAGTAGACAGAAATGTTCGAAGACGTTATAGGCGCGCAACAAAAATGGCAAAACAGCTTTTTGGTTTGAGTGATGCCGACATACAAAAAGGAAGATACAAGGACCTTAGGCAAATGGCCAGATATGGCATTGATGCACGGGGTGCTGGTGCACGCATACCCGGAAGAAGGGGAACTTATAAAAGCGCAAAGTTCGCCAGGAATAAAAGAACTGGTGCAATAATGAGACGCTCCCACATGAACGAATTTGAACGTAGAAGCAAAGCCGCTGGTGATAAAAAAATAAAAGGTAGAACCGTCCTTTCTAAAAGGGATGGCCTTGGAAGAAGCGCGCTGGCTCGGCAGACGCGAACGGTTGGTGGGCAAACGCTGCTAGGAAGAACCAATCCAAGGGGTTTGCAAGCCGTAATGAAAAGGTTTGATAGAAGAATGGCTAGACAAAACAAAAAGGGCGGTATTCTTAGCGACAGGGGAACAAAAAGAACAAAGATACGAAAACAGCTTACTGGCGGAAGACAGGATATTGACATGCTCAATATCAGCAAAAGAGGCACATATGGACGCCGGGGGGTTTCGGGCTCTACGGGTATTCGCGGAAGACGGGTTACTAAACCCCGGTCTGCCGTAAGAGCCAAAAGCGCAAATAGAGCCAGAAAGCAATCTATAAAAAGAGCTGGTAAAAGAAAAGTTCGAAGGACAATTCGAAGGACAAAAAGAAGATAGATATTTTCTATTCAAAAATATCTGAAAAATCTCCCCAATCGATGTCCGCCGGAGTGCTAGTTACGTCTTCTTCGTCTACGTCTTCGAGGTATATGTTATCTTCTCCCCCCATATTGTTGTCGATAAAAAATTTCTTTACGCTTTCGGTTGGTTTTAATTCCGCAACAATTCTTCCATCATCCATTTCGCCCACAACTCGCAGCCCGAGAACGGCCGCAGTCAGGACGCCGTTGTCCCAATTATCTAAAATTAATTCATCAACATCAGTCTCTTGGAAATCCTCACCTTCCTCTACGCTAAAATAAAAAAACACAGAAGCTATGTGATTTATTAATTTTGCTTGCAGTTGGCGTTGACGCAATTTATCGATTGTTACTACGTTTTTTGGTGTTTTTGTCATATTGTTGACACTACTACAGACTGAAAAGGCAGAACGGTATCTCGTTTATTGGCGAATTGTGATTAATGTTAAAATTTAAAGTGTCGAATAAATACCTGATATTTATTGACACACGGAGACCAAATGATTGTTTCTTTAAATCAACTAAAGATATACATGGATATCTCGCTGACACTCAGACAGGAGGATGCTGCCACGCTGATACTTGCTGGCTTGCAGAGCGAACTAGAGACGTTTTTGAATCGACCCATAGAAGTTATGGAATTCACGGAAGAACACCGTCTTGATGCGGCACATTCTGGCGTTCCAATGGGGACGTTTTTGACATCGGCAGACAACAAATACAACACGGGTTTCCAGGAAAGCAACGTTCATGATTTAACAACCTGGTCATCTCCGCCACCCGCAATATATTTTAAAAATACACCGATTGTTTCGATAAGCGAAGTTAAGGTTAAGCCACTTTTTGGCAGCGAAAAAGAACTGGTTGTCGAAAAAGATTATATTCCAAGACCCTACGGAATAGATTATTACTACGGATATGCAGACGACTTAATTACCGTTGAGTATGAAGCGGGATTAGACGGAGCAACAATTCCCGTAATGCGTTTGATGATTCTTCGAGCAGCAACCAGAGAAATGCAAAATATGCATGATGATGTTGTTGGTGTAAAAGATTTAAATCCACGGGGTGTGGCACCCGTTGAGACTGGATTTCTTGATTCTGAGCTTGCTGCGTTGAGAAAATATAAAAGAGTCAGGATTTAGCGTGGGGAAAAATTATTCAATTGACATAGTTGTCACAAAAGTCGAAATTAATGACGCCCAAGCAAGATTAAAAGACATGAAAGATAGAACGAGAAATGTACGTCCTGTTTTAAAAAGGGCACAAGAAAGACTTGAGCGCGCATGGGGGGAAAACTTCACCACCCTTGGACTGCTTTCCGCAAAAGCAATGTTAAAGGGCGGATGGGCTCCGTTGTCTCCCGCATATTACGCATGGAAAAAAATAAGATTTCCAATGACGGCAGAACAAATTCTTGTTCAAACGGGTCAACTTTATACCTCCGTCGTTAATGCATCATCAAATCCCGGAAGCGATATTCGGGACCAGAGTATGGAATTGGTTGTTCCCGGAAGAATAGCTAGATGGCATCAGTTCGGGACACGAAACATGCCGGCGCGTCCAATTGTTTTTGTTCCACGAGATTTTGACAGGCAAATAGAACAAGACCTTGCCAAATACGTAGTTGAGGGCAGCAGGGTGACATGACAGATTTTGATGAATATTTAATGAATGGAACCCATTTTGCAAAGAGTTTTGTCAATTCGTACCTCGAGCAGGATATGCCAATACGTCTAATTAGGTACAGAAACGGGTGGAATCTTAATGAAAGTAACCTTCCCAATCCGGCGCAATATATTGGATATGAACCATTGGCCATAGATAAATGGCCGTCGATAATCACTGTGGTTTTGTCGACCTCCCAATTAAGCAGAATTAGTTTTGAATTCCAGCACCCCCTATATCGGGTTTCCTACAGTATGAGAACATACTGCTGGGTCAGGACGGAGGGAATAGAGGAATGCCCATTAATGCGTGACAGGTTAACAACGGTTATTCGTTCAGCCATGCTGGATTATCCCTGCCTAAAAGCCTATGACACAAGGTCAAATTTCCGTGTAATTATTGACGAATCATCAATTAGGGAAGAATTTTCGGACACCACATTGTTAAAAGGTGACAGATTTATGTCTGGGTCGTTTATTGGGTACACCCTAGAAATGGACGAAGTTGTAACGAGAACAAATCTAGGCGAAGTTGAAGAAATACAGGTCCAAGCAAAACATGCTGGAACGACTCAAGAAATGCCATCACTTGACAATGCTTCTGGCGTTTCCGCAAGTGTCACAATACCAAGGCCATAATTTGATTTTAAAAATAAAGCAAATTGATAGTTGCACAAAATAATCACCTATTTATTCTACAATTGAAATCAACATAAGGGATTCCAACCCCGAAAAACAAATTAGGAAGGTCCTATGCCTGGTGTAGTTATATCAACTTCAGTTAGAACTGGCCCATCGACAGCAACGGTTCGTGAATCATCGCAATTGTTCGTCGTGGGCAAAGCCCTGCGTGGCCCAAGTAACAAAGCCGTTTTGGTTGAAAGTCTTGCCGAATTCGAAGATGTATTCGGTGGATATCGAGCGGACTCGTATCTACATCCTACGATTGAAACCTTTTTTGAAGAGGGTGGAACGCGCGTTCATGCTGTCCGGGTAGTTGGCGCCAATGCAACATTGGGCGGGATTGCTCTTAATAATTCGGGCTCGGCGGTAATGACACTGACGGCCAATGGTGCTGGTAGCTGGTCGCAGGATGTTGATGTTCAGGTCGTCAATACCGGCTCAGCTTTTAGAGTTCTTTTGTTCTTCGAAGATGAATTTGTTTATACAACCGGAACGGTAACAAGTTCGTCTCAGGCGGTTGGCAGAATTAATTCAAGCACGATTGCATCGCGCTACGTATCTGCGGCCGTCAATAACGCAGACCTACTCCCGAGCACGTTGGCAGTTACGGCCCTTTCTGCCGGAGCGGCAAACGATGCTTCTATTACTGACGCGCAGTACAACACCGGCCTGGGGCTGCTCAATGACGCTCTGGGCGTCGGTGCAGTTGCTTGTCCGGAATCACAGTCGGACACTATGAATGGAAACCTGGTAGAGCATGCAAATGAGTACAACAGGGTTGCTCTTCTCGCTGGGCCAGAATCACAAACAATTGCTCAGGCCAAGACTGCGGCACTAACCGTGCAGGCATTGGAACACTCAGAGCATGCTGCTTACTTCTATCCATGGATAGAGGTCCCAACATCAATCTCTGGAATTACACGAATGATTCCACCGATTGGGTATGTTGCCGCAAAGAGAGCCCTTGCTCATAATCAAAGTGGAGCTCATGTTCCGGCTGCTGGTTTGCTTTCATCGTCACGTTTTGTGAGTGGTGTCAAATTTGATATTAACAAAATTAGCGGTGACGAACTTGATGAGGGTTTTGTTAATGCAATCAGAGTCATTCAGAACACTGTAAGAATTTACGGTGCCCGTTCGTGCTCGGTTGATACAGATAATTTCAAATACATCACACAGCAAGATGTTGTAAACACTGTTGTTTCTGAAGCCTACCGCTCGCTGGAAGATTTGGTATTCAGCGCAATCGACGGAAGAAACACAATTTTTTCAAATATTTCGGCGCGACTTGTGGCGATTCTCGCCTCAATGAGAGACACTGGTGCTCTTTATCCAGCGTACGACGCAAATGGAAGATTGCTTGACCCAGGTTTCACCGTAAAGTGCGACTCAACAATCAATCCGGCCTCTCAGCTGAACGATGGTTTGGTTAAGGCCAGGGTTGGTTTGAGGGTCAGCAGCATCGGTGACCAAATCCAAATCGACATTGTCAAGTCGAACCTAACCACTTCAGTGGTGTAACGGAGGAATAAAACATGGCAAAAATAGCGCAAAGACAAGTACTGGCAGAAATTGCCCCAACGGGGTTTGGTGCTGAAACCAAGCAACAAATCAACGTTCAGGCAAACCTCCCCAAGTGGACCCTGTTCAGATTTGCTCAAGTGTCTGGTGGCGAAATTACCGCATCGGTAGAAAAAATTTACGAAGGCGGCAAATCTCGTCCAACGGTTTTGTGTGCTCCATCGGAAATTGGGGACATCACCCTCACGGCCCACTATGACGATGACATGAATCCGTCAGAAACGGCTGCTGGTATTGGTAGAAAACTTAAGGATTTAAGAAAGTATGTTGGTGTCGCTTATTACAATATTACGGTATCTGTTTACGATTGCGACATCAAAGACCCAACAAACGACAGAATTTACTACAATGCTTTGCTTGTTGGCATGACGGAACCAGAAGGTGATTCATCGTCTGGTGCCCCAGCAACATTTGCCTTAACGTTTGCAATCTCCGACGTGGAAAGCCCTACTGCCAGCTAAACCTAGTTGCAATAAAACAATATTTCGTGTGATAGGTTTCGTTCTATGAGCGACACACTTTACACATCGGATAATTCCGAACCATCAAAGAAAAAGCAAACACCCGTGAAGGACGGCGCTTTGCCGCAGTTCAAGGAAGAGACACAACTTGACCGGCTTCGTACGGTTATCAGAAAAAAGGTTGAGCGTCAACCTGTTCTGATTCCGGTTCCTGAGCGTCATGGCGTAAGCGTTAAGGTCAGTCCGAACATAACGCAAACCCAAATGAAAAACTGGCGCAAAAATGCGGGTGAGGATTCCAGAAATGGTCTCGACGCCACAAAGTTTGCATGTCTTGTAATTGGGCATACAACCACGGGATTTT